GGGCCTATCAATGGGCCTAAAAGGTTCGGATTTAATTAGTTCTCTTCGGACTTCGCGGGACAAATTCAGGGCACAAAAAAGCCCGCAGGGCTTGCGCCGTGCGGGCTCTTAGGACTTCATCGGATGACTCTGGTAATCACCGATGGAGAATTTTGGTGGAGCTGGCGGGAGTTGAACCCGTGTCCGAATAATGCTTAACCTATTGAATATTAATGTTTTGTCTTTTTTGAAAGGCCTCAAGTGCATTTTACGTGCATATCGTGGTCCCTCTAACGTCCTGATTCCGTCCAACATTTTGAAATACTCACGACGCTACAGAGCTGCTGAAATGGCGGTTTTCCCGTCGTATTCAGCCAGGTATTTACCGTAATTGCGGAACAGCATTTCCGGCCCTTTATGCCCCATCTGCCCGGCAAGCCAGAAAAGGTTTACGCCCTGGCTAATGTGTCTGGTGGCGAATGTGTGGCGGGTCTGGTACGGGTTACGGTATCGAACGCCAGCTTTTTTGAGGGTTGGCACCCATGCTTTTTTTCGTATTGCGTCGGCGTTCGCCCAGGGCTCTCCCGTTTTAGGGTCGCTGAAAATAAACTCGCTTTTCATGAAAGTGAATTGTTTCTGCGCCTGCAGCGCGGCCAGCGCCTCGCTGTTTAATTCTACTTTACGGGTACCGGCTTTTGTTTTGGTGCCTTTCAGAACGCCAACAACACTCGCCGCCTGAACGTGAGCTGTTTTAGCGATATTGTCGAGATCAGGCCAGCGCAACGCACACAGCTCAGAGCTGCGTAAACCTGTATTGAATGCGAAACGGAACAGGTTTTCCCATTCCGGATAACTGCAGCTCTGGTAAATGGCGCTGATTTCCGCTGGTGTGAACGGATCAACTTCGTAATCGTCACTATTCGGGCTGCTGTCGATCACGTGGTACCGACTCGCGCTGACAAGGGTTACCGGGTTGATAGTCAGCAGGCCGTCTGTCACCGCTTCATCTATGGCGCTGCGCAGAAACGAGAGGTTATTCCTGATTGTTTTCAGCTTTGTTTTTCTGCTGGCGATCCAGTTTTTGAGGACCGCAGGGGTCAGTTCCGATACATGCATTTTGTGCAGCGCAGATAGCGCAGACAGGCACTTTTCATAACCGCCAATAGTGGACGGCGAAAGGTTGCGGTTCTGGCAGATTTTCAGATACTCGTCCAGGTAGGACTTAATATTTTTGGTTTTCTTCACTACCCCGAACAGCTCCAGTTTTTTGGAGGTGGGGAAGTATTTCGCATAATCGAATGTGCCGCCGGCGATCTGATTCTGTATCTCCCCCAGCAGGCGCTCGGCATACTTCACGCCGCGCGCGTTTGCTTCCATTCTGGAAAGGGGCTCCCGGCAGAGAACCCCCTTGTAGGTGAATGTGATCACCAGGGTGTCGCCAGTTTTATGCTGGCGAATGGTTACTCCTCTTGGGAGAGATAATGATCCTTGTTCTTTCTTGCCCACTTTGAAACCTCCGTTAAGTCTATCCAGCGTTCTTTAACGCCATCGACTTTTAATACATGGACACCCTCTTTCCATAACCCCCTTTGTATCCGTTTGTTAACGGCTTCAACCGTTTCTCCGGCGTCCCGGCAGTAGGTTGAAAGTGGTACGCAATCAAGACTCATGACCGACCTCCCGCCCGAATGCCTGGGCATTTTCCAGTTCATTTGCCGCATAGATAAGTGCGTTGTGGTGCGCTCTAAAACCGCCATCAAGTTCGCTGGCCGCTCTCTTGCGCAAAAAATCGATTGCAGCCTGATAGTCTTCACTGGCTGGCAGATCTCCCACGAGCATCAGCATGTTTTCCGGGTCGACAGGGATGGTGGTGAGCCCCAGCTGCTTGGCCTTCGTTGCCAGACGGGTCCAACGCTTAATAATTTCTGAAACTGGCTTATTCATGGAGCGCCTCGCTACCTCACCAAAAATTTATATTCAATCAGCGCGCCGATAACGGTGGCCGCCAGTAGCAGGGAAACAATGATGCTGAAAGTGAAGGGCTTCATCATTTCACCCCTGCTGGTTTGATGGCCTGCAGTGCATCAACCTCTTTAACGAATCGGTCATGCATCGCGTCCCATTTCTCACACCATTTCTCCATTTCTCGCTTGCGCGCCAGGATACGACGCAGACGGCGAACACAACGCTGGTGGGCGGCCAGATACTCAGCCTTTGTTTCCCCGTCTCGCCATACCTCCATATCATCGCGATCAATACGCACTCGCGGGTGACGCTGTGGAAAACCTGAACGCTCAAAAGCCTCGGTGGTCATGAAGAAAGCCAGATAGCGGATCGCCGTATCGCGGGTGAAGCATTTTTTGACGCGGCCGTGACGGCGTGCCACGAACAACGGACCTGCCGGGGTATCATGTTGCTGTAATGCCAGGTCGATTGCGCTGGCGATGCGTTTATCAGTCATTTTCTGTCCTTCAATTTTGAATAGCGTTCGTGGCTCATTACTTCCCAGCTCTGGCCGCCGTCGCGGGAAAGCAGGCGCCAGCGGAGATTCACACTCAGGCTCAGATAGCCAGTCTTGTGCATGCGGCGGGGGTGGATCCGCCCGGCGCGGTGCTGGCGCAGCACACGCACAGCCCTTTCGTGAACCCATTCAGGGATTCGGATCGCAGTAAGTGTCATGAATGCTCCTGCGTGATGGCCGCTGTTTTCTTAGCATGTTCGACCAGCTCTGCCACAAGCTCATCAACCAGCAGCTTTCCGCTTTCAGTCAGGTATTCGCCATGACCATTCACATCAACTGCATTCCGGTACAAATCGCGGATAGCTTTATCGCCTGCCACCGGGCCATGCTCACTTCGCGCCATTTTTTCAAACCGGCACAGAAGCCCGTCGAATAAAATCTCGGTCAGCTCCATGGTCGTTATTCCGCCTTTCGGAAGAGTAATAACAATGCAGGTTGTGCCTGTTTTACGTTGGTGGCGTAATAACGCTGCCTTTAAAATTCGGCGGCGGTAGGTTTCAATTACGTTGTTTTTCACGACGTTCAAACTCCGAATCCATCCACATTGAGACCTGAGCCGACAAGTCAAGGCAGAGGCCAGACAGGGAAATTATTTGCTCGATATCCATATCAATAATATTGGAGTTGATTAACTCCATTAATTGATAAAGGTTATCTGCTGTATTTTTTGCGGTTTCTAGAGAACTGTCTCTACTGAGCATATTCAGACTCCGTAAGCTTTACGCATGAAAAGGTCAGATATATGGCGGTACTCGTCGCCATAGACCATAAAGAAAAGACATGCTGTTTTGTATGCCGCTTTATCGATTAACATTTACTTACCCATTTAAAAGTTGGTTAACGTGGTTGAGTAAATCGCTGTTGCATTCCCGCTATTTTTTTCATCAGGCCTGCATGTAGTAGTGGGTGAATCTCATCACATGTGGGCTTCCAGTCCTTAGCCTGTTGCATCTTGGCTGTGTGCCAGGCTAAGTGGGCTTCCTGTGTGGTGTTGAAAAGCCCAAGGTGTGAAATCTTTCCGTTTACGTTGATTCGTGCCCGAAACTTAGCGGACTGTTTATGCCAGATAACACCCTGTGGGTATTTCCCTCGTAAACGGGCGCGATCACCTGTAAATAAGTTAAGTGCTGGGGGAACAAATACGCAGTATTCAGGACCATATATCTTGTTACCATGGTGTAGCAGGTCCTTATCTAGCACATATCCATCGCGATAGTTTTCTTTCCAGAACGCCAGAAAGTTTGAGAATCGCAGCCACTCATCGGCAACAGTACATCCGGCGTAACTGTGCTCTAACTGTTCTGTGTGCGGTTTGTAGCAGCGAGATAACATGCCGCTCCAACGACGGTGAGCGCTGTGGTGGCACATTATTCCGTCGATGATAATAGTGCTGGGGAATTCTACGTCATAATGACCAACACCATACTCCAGGCTTTTTAAATGCCTACGCCGCGAAACTTTTGATTCAAGAAGACTATCTATTTCAGATTGGTTCATTTCAATCTCCTCTGAAATTTGGTTGCACGTATCCCCACCAGGGATGGTGTGATTTAAACTACCTATTAATTAATTTAATTTTATTTCGATGCTTTTCAGTAATTCATGTACCTTAATGGTATTATCGAAAATAAGTGATGCCATCAGGCAATCAGCGTCATCACTGTCTTTTCCTGAAAAATATGATTCGTTATATACGTGAGCCAGTTCCCTGAGTTTTGCAGCGCTGACTGTGGCATAAAAAATATCATCGGCAATATCATCTCTATTCCCGATGGGGGGGTTAACTGTCTTTGCAGTATTTGCTAACTCTTCGATGTATGCGTAAGCTGTTTCACGGGTTTTATCGAAAGAGCGAATGAGGCAGGCTAAGCCGCAATCAGTTTCCTCGTTCATTTCTTCGGTGTTTCTATAAATCATTTCCAGAAGAGTATTGCCTTCGGAAATCTGAGCGACGATATCATGAAGCATGTCTAATGGAGTTTTCATTTATTCATTCTCCGGCCAATCATAACCAAGTTCATGGTTTAGAACAGAAAGATTATCCCTTAACTGATTGATACAAATTTTAATGAGTGCCGCTGGTTTATATGCAACATCTGGATCTGATTCTGCGTACTCAAGCGCATTGATTACACGATCAATATCCATCGCAATTTTGTGGACAGTTCCGTTCTCGGAAAGCATTTTCTCTACATTCATTTCATAGGCTCCGTTGTCTGCTGATGAAGTGAATTTAGCAAAATGGTAAAAGCCATGCAAATGATAAATGCTAAATTATTTACTTTTTCTTTTATGTATTTGATAAATAATATAATTATTTATTATTATTCTTCGGTGGGCATAAAAAAACCCACCATCAGGTCGGGTGGGGGGGGGTAAAGATGGGGGTTACAGGGCGGGCATTTCATCATTGTCAACATAACGCGTATGCTTAACAATAGCTGAAACAAAATGCATTTTCTCGATGCTATCAGGACTTAAGGTGATGGGCCTGTGATCACTGTTTACACTTGAGAATTGATAATCGCCATCGCGAGTTTTACTCATGATTTTTATCATGTTATGCCCATCTTTTGTTCGCACAAAAACCTCATCACCTGTATGAACTTGGGTGTTTGGCTCTATGACGACATATTCTCCAGACTGTATGCGTGGCCACATGCTGTCTCCCTTCACTTTCAGCCCATAGGCATCCCTATCCGCGCTGTATATTTGTAGCCATCCAGCGTGGATCTCTAGCATATCGATCATTCCGTCAATCCCAAGAATCGCTTCCCCTACAACTGGTACAGCTCCCGGACGGACTGATCCGACATACTCCAACTCGCTTTTAATACTGCCAGGAGCATTGTGTGGACTATCCAGCCACCCAAACGGACGATCCAAGGCCTGTTCAATCTTTCTGGCCATTTTGTCCCCTATGTTTCGATGGCTATTGCCCCCAAGCAACTGGCTCAACTGGGCAGGGCTTATCCCGCACAATTCTGCGAAAGCTGCTTTTGTCGTATGTCTGTCGCGCTTCAGGAACTCAACAATGAGCTGCTCAAGGTTTGATTTGCGTATGCTTTTTATGTCCATGTCAAAATAATCTCATTATTTAGCAATGTGGTAAATACACAAACTGCTAAATGATTATTGCATTTAATTTAGCAAAAAGCTAAAGTTGATTCATTGCAACAGGAGACCGTAATGAACAACCAATTACTTGCTTGGCGTAAGTGCTCAACAAAAGAGCAGTGGGCAGATCTTGCTAAAAAATCAGGCACATCTCCGGGATACCTGAATCTCATTGCTTATGGTCATCGCAATGCTTCCCCCAGACTGGCATTGGCGATCGAGAGCGCATCAAAGTCATTCGTGAATAAGCCAGTTATTACAAAAGAACAGTTGGTTTTCAAGAGCGGTTCTGAGGTGTGATATGTCGCACTCGATCACTACCGAAAACCAAGTTAAGCCATTGGATATCGATTATCGCGATCCGCGCGGTGTGATTGTGCATGTCACCGGCTGGAATCGGGATAAACAGCAGGTGTACTTCACCAGGCAGAATTATCCGCATGAATGCATGCAGCCTGTCTGGAAGTTTCAAAATTATTTCAGGAGGGTTGTGGAGTGAGCAATTTCTTACAGCTCGTTGATCGTCCAATAGCCTTTCAACGGTCCTTCGTTCGCCTTGGCGTGGGTATTACAGGTGCATTGCTATTGTCACAGATTGTCTATTGGCAGAACCGCATGGAAGGGAATTGGTTCTACAAAACCCAGACAGATCTCGAAGAAGAGACTGGATTAACGCGTTACGAACAAGAGGGAGCGCGTAAAAAGCTGGTTTCCTGTGGCGTACTGGAAGAAGCAAAACGTGGCATCCCAGCAAAATTATATTTCAGAGTAAACCAGGAGCGCTTGGAAGAACTTCTACTTGGCGAAAACCAGCATGCAGGTATGGGGAAAACCAACAAACAAGGATGCGGAATTTCCGCAAACAGTGATGCGGAAAACCAGCATGCAGGTATGGGGAAAACCAACGAGCAGTCATGTGGAAATTCCGCATCCATTCATACAGTAGATTACCAGGAGACTACACAGAAGATTAATACAGAGAATAAATATCTTGGTGCATCGGCTGAAGCCGACACACCGAAAGTGAAATCTTCAACTGATTATTCTCCTGCATTTGAAGAAGCCTGGCAGGCATACCCAAAACGTAGCGGTGGAAATAACAAGCTAAGCGCATTCAAAGCCTGGAACGCACGTATTAAACAGGGCGTAAAACCAGAGACGATGCTGGAAGGGGTTAAGCGCTACGCAGCTTTCATGGCCTCTGAGGGAAAGATCGGTACTTCGTTCGTCAAGCAGGCGGCGACGTTCTTCGGGCCGGATAAACATTTCGATGAACCGTGGCTGGTAGAGACCCAGGAAAACAAAGTCCCTACCCGACAAGACCAGTCTCGCTACGAGTGGTACGCAAAGTCTGATGACGGCTCTGCCGAGGTGTTTATCAATCAGTCAGCGATCGATCGCATGAACCGTGGCGGGTATCGCCCATGAAAATACTCCTCAAACGTCTACTGGTTGCTGGCTATAACCGCGGCTTTTTGCGTGAGGAATTCGTGACTATGTGCTTTATAAAATTCGATTTACGGAGTGTGTGATGACCCCTGCTGAGTTATCTGAAAAATTGTGGGACAACGCCGAAAGAGTTGCGAAATACCTGCTTCCACGAGGACACCTCGAGGGCAAGGAGTGGTGCGCTGGTAATACCAATGGTGATGCCGGTAAGAGCCTGAAAATTAATCTCGGTGGTAAGAAGACTTGGGCAGATTTTGCAAGCGGCGACAGCGGAGACCTGCTTGATCTTTGGGTGCTGGTGCGTAACTGCCAGCTGCACGACGCTATGCGGGAAGCGAAAGAGTTCCTTGGGCTGAAGGACGACGATAACCACTTCGAGGCGAAGAAAAAAACCTTCTCACGGCCAACCAAAAAAGGCGTTAAAAAGGCGAGCCATTGCTACGACTACCTCTCTTCCCGTGGCATCACCCGAGAGACAGCTGATCAATTCCGTGTTTCGGACGCAGTCGTCTGGTACCACGATGAAAACCGCGAAATTCCGGCAGTGGCGTTTCCGTATCTTCGCAACGGTGAGCTTTTGCAGGTAAAGCGAATCGGCACTGAACGACCAAATGGCAAAAAGTTGATCATGGCTGAAGCTGATTGCGAGCCATGTCTGTTTGGCTGGCAGGCTATGGACGCGAAAGCTCGCGCTGTTGTGCTTTGCGAAGGAGAGATTGACTGTATGACCTACTCGCAATTCGGTATCAGTGCTCTATCGGTACCGTTCGGCGGTGGAAAAGGGGCCAAACAGCAATGGATCGAATACGAGTATCACAACCTCGACCGATTCGAAGAAATTTGGTTAAGCCTCGATAACGATGATGTAGGGCGCGAAGCCGCAAAAGAAATTGCTCGTCGCCTGGGGGAGCATCGTTGCCGCCTGGTAGAGCTGCCGCACAAAGATATCAATGAATGTCTGACCTCCGGGATGAGCGAGGATGAAATCTGGCACTACTTGGGGACCGCTAAATTCTTCGACCCTGATGAACTCTGCTCTGCGGGTGATCTCCTTCAGGAAACACTGGATGCATTCGAGCATCGAGATGTTGGATTATTTTCCAGCCCGTGGGATTCGCTGAACAGTAATTTCAAATTCCGCGCCGGAGAGCTGACGCTGGTTAACGGAGTAAACGGCCACGGAAAAACCGAGCTGGTGGGACATATCGCCGTCAATGCCATGAGCCAGGGAGTCCGGGTATGCATTGCCTCGCTGGAGCTTAAGCCTGGGAAAATGTTGGCTCGTCTTACCCGGCAAACCATTTGTAGAAAAAACCCAGAACGTACTGAAATCATCATGACTAACGAGTGGTTTTCTGATCGTCTTTGGGTGTTCAAACTCACCGGAACAGCCAAGGCCGATCGACTGTTGGAAATATTTGCCTATGCCAGACGCCGCTATGGAATCGATCTTTTCGTTATCGACAACTTGGCAAAATGTGGACTCGATGAGGAGGACTACGGTGGACAAAAAGAATTTATCGATACCCTCTGCGACTTTAAAAACGAGCACAACTGCCATGTTCTGCTGGTAACGCATGCCAGAAAAACAAACGAAGCTGCACCAACAGGGAAAATGGATGTTAAAGGCACTGGCGCTTTAACTGACATGCCCGACAACGTTATGGCGGTCTGGCGTAATATCCCGCGCGAACTGGCGCAGCGCAAAGCTGAAAGAATGGGGTATGAGAGCCTTGATAAGGACGAACAGACTGCTATCCAAATGCCCGCTTCGATGATCCGCCTGTTGAAACAACGTGAAGGGGAAGGCTGGATCGGAGACATAGGGGCTAACTTTGATTCCCGCTCACACCAGTTTATCGAGGGTGATAAAGGGCCCTTCAATTACTTGGCCGGCAAACAGCAAAGTGAACTTGATATTGAGTGGGAAGCCACCAACGCAACGAGGTATTAAAATGGATCGCCTAATTAGAGAAATGTCGTATCTCTTTACCAAGCAGCGTTTTATGGAGCTTCAGGAAACGGCAAAAGACATCGCAATCGGTCATAGTGATTTTCCTGAGTGTTTCGGTCTTATTGCTGACGCCATCGCTGAATTTGTTGAAGACACTCCTGATGATGAGTGGCGAGAGCATGAAAAAATCCTTATGCACTACGTTGCTATGCGTGTTCTGACGCTGTGGGGTAACGGCGATAAAGTGACTGATGTCCAGTGGGCGCACCCTGGCTGGTTTGGCACTGCTGAAAAGGGGGAAACCATTCAATGAAGTTGGAAGCATCACTAAAACACTTTAGCCCTCAGGGTGTGCACATCAGCGACGACGTGAAAGGAACCTCTCCGGACCGCCTTACAGGAACAGATGTAATGGCGGCAATTGGCACCACCAGCAGCCGTGCGCGCTTCGGACTGGCGGCGTTCTTCGGTAAAGCGGGAATCAGCAAAACGGATGAACAGCTCGCAGTTCAGGCGCTGGCGCGATATGCGATGGATGTCGCACCGAAGAATGTTCGCAAAGCAGCTGGTGGGCAGTTCGGATGGTGCATGCAGATGTTGGCACAATTTGCCTTTGCTGATTATTCACGTTCGGCGGCTACAAGCGTGACGTGTCACAGCTGCAGTGGTACCGGACGAACAACCCGCGAACAGATTACCCGCAAGGTTTCGTACCCATGGGGTAAAGCTCCATACTGGGCCTGCCGCTCTCGTGCTGTTCGACCGTCTGACTGGGAGCAGTGGATGGAGGTAACAGAGGTTGTACCGGCGGTCTGTGATGCTTGCGAAGGCAAGGGAACGATCAGCGCCCGTTGTCGTTGCGGCGGTAAAGGCGAGGTTCTAGACCGCAAGGCCACAAGCGAGCGCGGCGCGCCGGTGTTTAAAACCTGCGAGCGCTGCAGCGGAAATGGATTTTCTGCGGTGCCGTCTACCGCAGCCTATAAAGTGATACTGAAGCGCGTTCCGGATCTGCACGTCAGAACATGGACTCGCAACTGGAAACCGTTTCTTGAGGCGCTGGTAAGCATTTGTCAGCAGGAGGAGGGAAACGCCGCAAGAGAATTTCAATCTGCAACCAGTTTAGGCGAAGAAGGTGACGAAATTTAGCATTATTACGACATAAGGCTTGATTTTGTCCGAAGTTGTCGTGTATGCTTCTAATCATGCGGAGTAACGCCTGAAAGATTTCAACAATAAGCCCCTTGCGGGGCTTTTTTATGGCAGCGAGTTAACGAAAGAACTGAAAAGGGCCTTATCTTTATTGCTAATTGATTTTTTCAAATGTAGTTGATGATTTAAAGGTTTAAAGTTTTCCTTTGTGAGATATATACATGCTTTCTCAAAACGATCCTGAAGGAATTGAAATCTTTCATTCAGCCTGGAAACTTTTAATCCTAATGACATGACCTTCTTCTCAGGAATATCGTCAGGATTGCAATTATTGAGTTCTTCCAGCACAAGGCGAATATCTCTTTCGAAGATTGGCGCTATGTTATAATCGTTGAGGAGGCATTCAGGATTACGAACAATGCCAATTACTTCGTCGATGAATTGTGGTTTTACATTATCCTCAGCATTTTCATCTTCGTTATCGGAAGGTTTTTGAGACATAACATTCGACAACTGCATTTCTTCCTTGGTTTTCCTTCTGGGAAGTAAAACTTTTCCATCTCCTAAAGCAGCCATACGTTTCAAAGCTTGACTCCCGGCTCGGCCAACTACTTTAGAATCTCTTAAATCTAAAATTTTATGTGCGACCCATTCTAATGATGGTTCACTGGCTTCGATTTTGGCTTTTGCTTGGTAATGGAGAAAAATATTTTTCTTGGCTTCCTTGAGGGCTGTTAGATATCTGTGGAAATTTGCCTTTTTCTCGAGGTCAGTGGCTAGGTTTTCAAATGCTATACCGAAGACTTTTGTACCGCAAACGTGACCCAGGTTCGTCTCCAGACCATCCTCAGTAAGAACAAGAAACCCTTTTTTATGGCCTGTTCGACAGCTCGACTTGCCACACGGGATTTCTTCCGGGAGGTCATCATAATAACCAAAAACATCGGATAATTGTTGATCGGTCAGTTCCAGCCTGGAATGATAGCTTTCCCGAGCTTGAATTTCTGTCCAGTCATTAATGCGATCAAAGCTATTGCCGTTTTTAATAAAAATCATATCTTCCCTTGCTCTGGTTAGATTGAAAGCACTGCCGCTTGATATTTAACCATTTCCCTGATTGTTTTTCATCATAAAACCATATTATTGCAAGGGTAGTTTTACCTATGTATCTTCTTGCTCCCGGCCCTTTAGCTCAGTTGGTTAGAGCGTGCGACTCATAATCGCCCGGTCGCTGGTTCAAGTCCAGCAAGGGCCACCAGACCGCCACTAGCTCATCGGGAAGAGCGGCAACCCAGGTGTTGTGGTACGGGGTTCGAGGCTCCGGTGGCGGACCACTGCCGACTTAGCTCAGTAGGTAGAGCAACTGACTTGTAATCAGTAGGTCACCAGTTCGATTCCGGTAGTCGGCACCATATGCGGGCATCGTATAATGGCTATTACCTCAGCCTTCCAAGCTGATGATGCGGGTTCGATTCCCGCTGCCCGCTCCAGTTTAAGCTTTTCGGTCTGCGATGATGGGTTCCCCGGAGTGACTGGAAAGCGACCTGGTTTTGAATGGGCGCTGCTTTTTGCAAAATTGCTGTGTGAAAATACTGACCTTTGGGTTCAGCGCTCATCCAAAAGCATCACGTGAATTCACCAACGCTCATGTACTCTCCAGGAAACAATAAGTGATTCTGAAAAGTTCCGGTTAGATATTGCCCCGGTCACCGGATGATTTTATCTTTTGGTTCGTGGTGAATCCCCCTATGCGGCGGGGCGTCCAGTCAAACTTTTTTGTCCAGGTTTGTTTGCGCGGAACTAGTCGGCTGGGGCTGTTCCACCGGGAGGCACCCGGCGCCACCTCCTTGACGGTATTGTTATTTTTCATGCCTGTTCGTCCGAGCAGGCTTTTTTTGCCCGCATTATCTTCATTGAAAACTGGCAACTCAGAGAATCATCCAAATTAAAAAAGCAGCAACGAGAGCGATTACTAATACATTCTTCGCTTTTTCTCTTCTGCTGGCCTTCACAAAAGGATTCACTATCCGGCAGTGGCTACACACAAGTGATTCTGGGTTAATTAACTTTCCGCAGTAGGGGCAGGGCTTGATAATCATTGGTACTAATTAAGTTGTGAGAACGTAGTCTCATTTAACCACATTTATCGAGTTGTTTTACTAATGGTCTAGTTATTTCAGACATATTCATCAATTTCAGGCTCACGGGAATCATCCGCTACGTGCTTTGTTGATAAATCCAGCCCGTGAAGCCTGACCCTTTTCAAACACACACACAGCACCATCCGGAAAATCGGAGGTGAGGCCTATGAAAATGCCATACAAACAAGATTTCATCGCTGCGCTACTTGCCGCCAAGGAGCAGGGTATTGGTGCAATGCTGGCTTTTATCATGGCGTATCTGCGTGGTCGCTATAACGGCGGCGCGGTAACAAAAACGCTAATTGATGCGCTGATGTGCGCGATGATTGCCTGGTTCGTTCGTGACCTTCTGGACTTTATCGGCCTGAGCAGCAACCTCGCCTACATAGCCAGCGTCTTTATTGGATACATCGGCACCGATTCGATCGGCAATCTTATTAAAAAACTTGCAGCAAAAAAGGCGGGAGTTGACGATGCAAACCAGTCCTGACGGAATTGCTCTGATAAAAAAATTTGAAGGTTGTCGGCTGACTGCTTACCCCGACCCCGGAACGGGAGATGCGCCGTGGACCATCGGCTATGGCTGGACCCATCCGGTTGACGGAAAGCCAGTAAAGCGCGGTATGACTATCGACCAGCAAACCGCTGACAGGCTTCTGAAAACAGGGCTTGTTGGTTATGAGAATGACGTGCTGAAAGTTGTCAGGGTGAAGCTGACACAAGGCCAGTTCGACGCACTGGTGTCGTTCGCTTACAACGTTGGGTCGCGTGCTCTTTCCACATCTACACTGCTGAAAAAGCTGAATGCTGGCGATATAAAAGGCGCGGCAGATGAATTTCTGCGCTGGAATAAATCAGGCGGAAAGGTGATGCCGGGGCTCACGAATCGCCGCAAGGCAGAGCGAGCTCTGTTCCTGTCATGATTAGCGCACTGGTTAAGCGTTACTGGCTGCAGTTGCTGGTGCTGGCGTTAATCGGCGCACTGGCTTTCTTCGTGAACCACTACCGCGACAACGCCATCACTTACAGAGACCAGCGCGATAAAGCCACAAAGAACCTCCGCCTGGCTAATGCCACCATCAAAGATATGCAGACCCGCCAGCGTGATGTCGCTGCACTGGATGCCAAATACACGAAGGAATTGTCCGATGCGAAAAAGACCATTAACGATTTGCGTCGTGATGTCGATTCTGGCGCTAAACGGCTGCGCATCGCCGCAACCTGCCCTGGAGTGCCAAAAGCCACCTCCTCCACCGGCGTGGATGATGCAGGAGTCCCCGAACTTACTCCAGACGCTCGACGGAATTATTTCGATCACCGGGACGGAATCGCAACCGCTGACAAAATGATTCGCGGCATGCAGGACTACATCAAAGAGCAGTGTCTTAAGTGATTCGTCACCCAAATAACAGAGCCTGACTTCGGTCGGGCTTTTTTATTCCCAGAAGAAGCAGGAGAAGAAGCATGTTAACAGTAAAAGTAATGTCGCCAGGTGGCGGTGAAGAGATTCATTGCGGGTTGAGTGTAGGGTTCAATCCGGGGCAGCAGAGCATCGCGGTATCGGGAATGGACAAAAATGTATTCCTGAAACCTGGCGAGGTCGCCTACGTGATGAACCAGAACGGGAAGACGGTATCTCGTTACGAGCATAATGACCGCCAGTAGCCATTCCAAAGCTCACCTGCTGGTGGGCTTGATAATGGATATCCCCCTGAGCGGATAAATCAAAAATAACCCCTGCAACGGATAATGACGGAGCAACAGATGGCAAAAGCCAAATGGCACAGACTTCCGGCATTCACCATTCCGCCAGGTGACGCAGCCAGAATTGTTGATTGGCTGATCGCGGCATTACAGCAGGCATTCACTGAGTGCCTGTGATAATGCAACAGCCCGTACAAAACGGGCTTGGATTTATCTCTTTGTTGCGTTCATGGTCACATGGTAAACGAATTGGCTAAATTGGTTATCCCAGCGCCCATTATGATTAGCTGCAACTAATTGCATTAACGCCTGCATTAACTTGCTGAACAGCAAGATTAACTTAAGTCTGTTTTTTGAACTGTCACTATCTAAGGAAACTTCTTCGGTTAATTGATTCTCGGCGTTAAAAATACCCAGTTTTGATTCTTCCATGCTGGGTTCCGTTGGATGCTGTTTAAAGTATTCAGTCAGAGTATCCGTCAGGCTCTGGATCCTTGAATCAGCAATGCTTTGTATTGATGGATTGTGTGCAAGGTCATTACGCATTGAGTTGATGGTTTTAAGTGATTTCATAAGTTCCGTGGGGATTCCCAGGTTTCCCGCCATGGATATTTTAGTATTACATTCGATTAAAAGTTTGTTTTTATCTCTTCCAAAGAGATCTTGGCAGTCACAGCATGCGCATATCCATGCTTCGACCATGCGCTCACAAAGTAGGTGAATGCGCAATGTAGTACCCACATCGTCATCGCTTTCCACTGCTCTCGCGAATAAAGATGGAAAATCAATCTCATGGTAATAGTCCATGAAAATCCTTGTATTCATAAATCCTCCAGGTAGCTATATGCAAATTGAAACAAAAGAGATGGTGATCTTTCTAAGAGATGATGGAATCTCCCTTCAGTATCCCGATGGTCAATGCGCTGGATATGGGATAGATGGGAATATGCTGATTTTTATGGGACAGAGTTGCGAACTGTTCCCAACTAAAATCATTTTGCACGATCAGCGCACTACGAACTTTACCCACAAATAGTCAGGTAATGAATCCTGATATAAAGACAGGTTGATAAATCAGTCTTCTACGCGCATCGCACGCGCACATCAAAGAGAGTCTTTCAGTAGTGAGCCTGGGTGATGCCGTTAGGTTGCGTTTACCTCTCGGGCGGCATTGCCGTGCGACAGGCTCACGCCTAAAAGGAAATATTCCATGAGTAACAAAATCATTACGCTATCTGGCGCTGCTAATGAAGTGCTTTATGCGCTGTTTTTCCGTGGCGCGTTGCTGTCTGGTGATCTGCCTTCTAAATCTGGCACAGCCGAATTGCGCGAGCTTGGTTTTGCTGAAACCAGACACACAGCAACTGAATACCAGAAAGAAAATCACTTTACCTTTCTGACATCAGAAGGGCAGAAATTTGCCGTTGAACACCTGGTCAATACGCGTTTTGGTGAGCAGCAATATTGCGCTTCGATGACGCTTGGCGTTGAGATTGATACCTCTGCTGCACAAAAGGCAATCGACGAGCTGGACCAGCGCATTCGTGACACCGTCTCCTTCGAACTTATTCGCAATGGAGTGTCATTCATCAAGGACGCCGCTATCGCAAATGGTACTATCCACGCAGCGGCAATCGAAACACCTCAGCCGGTGACCAATATCTACAACATCAGCCTTGGTATCCAGCGTGATGAGCCAGCGCAGAACAAGGTAACCGTCAGTGCCGATAAGTTCAAAGTTAAACCTGGTGTTGATACCAACATTGAAACGTTGATCGAAAACGCGCTGAAAAACGCTGCTGAATGTGCGGCGCTGGATGTCACAAAGCAAATGGCAGCAGACAAGAAAGCGATGGATGAACTGGCTTCCTATGTCCGCACGGCCATCATGATGGAATGTTTCCCCGGTGGTGTTATCTGGCAGCAGTGCCGTCGATAGTGTGCAATTGATAATTATTATCGTTTGCGGGTCCTTTCCGGCGATCCGCCTTGTTACGGGGCGGCGTCCGCGCAGATTCTCGCTATTTATGAAAATTTTCAGGCATTTGCCGTTTCCGTTCTTCTTCTCGCTAATTCATTGTTTTAACTGTAAACACCCCCTGAAAAGAAAGGAAATGATAAGCCTTAAAAACGGCTAAATAGCCAGAGGGCGTTTCCTTTCTCTGTTTTTGTGTATGGAGTGAGCTATGGAGGTCAACAAAAAGCGTCTTTCTGAAATATTTGGGGTCAGCGTGCGAACCATTCAGAACTGGCAGGATCAGGGAATGCCTGTAGCACGTGGCGGTGGAAAAGGTAATGAGGTCCTCTATGAATCTTCCGCGGCTATCGAATGGTATTCCGCACGCGACGCGGCGATTGAGAATGAGAAATTACGGAAGGAGGTGGAAGACCTTCGTCTTGCATCGGAATCCGACCTTCAGCCTGGTACGATTGACTATGAGCGTCACCGCCTCACCCGAGCGCAGGCAGATGCCCAGGAACTAAAAAATGCAAAAGATTCCGCTGAGGTGGTGGAAACCGCATTCTGCACGTTCGTGCTGTCGCGGATGGCCGGAGAAGTAGCCAGCATTCTTGATGGAGTTCCTCTGTCGGTTCAGCGGCGCTTCCCGGAGCTGGAAAACCGACATATTGATTTCCTCAAGAAGGACATCATTAAAGCCATGAACAAAGCAGCTGCGCTGGATGAAATAATACCGGGGTTGCTGAGTGAATATATCGAACAGTCAGGTTAAGGGGCTGCAGCACTCTGCGCGCGCGGGTCTACTTTCGCTGTACCGACCTGAGCCGCAAACGGCGGTTGAATGGGCAGACGATAATTACTATCTCCCCAAAGAGTCGGCCTACCAGGAAGGGCGCTGGGAAACGTTGCCGTTTCAACGCGCGATCATGAATGCGATGGGTAACGATTACATACGTGAGGTCAACGTTGTTAAGTCTGCCCGTGTTGGCTATTCAAAAATGTTGCTGGGTGTTTATGCGTATTTTATTCAGCACAAGCAGCGAAATTCCCTTATCTGGCTGCCTACTGATGGTGACGCCGAAAACTTTATGAAGTCGCATGTTGAGCCGACGATTCGCGATATTCCGTCACTTCTGGCGCTGGCCCCCTGGTATGGAAAAAAGCACCGGGACAATACGCTCAGTATGAAACGCTTCTCCAACGGTCGCGGGTTCTGGTGTCTGGGTGGTAAAGCGGCGAAAAACTATCGTGAGAAATCGGTCGATGTCGCCGGTTACGATGAACTGGCGGCATTCGATGAAGATATTGAGAAAGAGGGATCCCCGACGTTCCTGGGTGATAAACGTATTGAGGGGTCTGTCTGGCCCAAATCTATTCGCGGCTCAACGCCAAAAACAAAGGGGACCTGCCAGATTGAGCGTGCTGCCAGCGAGTCCGGGCATTTCATGCGTTTTCATGTTGCCTGTCCGCACTGTGGTGAAGAGCAGTACCTTAAATTCGGCGACAAAGAGACCCCGTTCGGGCTGAAATGGACACCGGGCGAACCCTCCAGCGTCTTTTACCTGTGTGAACATAATGCCTGCGTCATTAAGCAGCAGGAGCTGGATTTCACTGAAGCTCGTTACATCTGCGACACCACCGGGATCTGGACGCGCGACGGTTTATCCTGGTTTTCATCAACAGGCACCGAAATCGACCCGCCAGACAGCGTGACGTTTCACATCTGGACGGCATACAGCCCGTTTACCACCTGGGTTCAGATCGTTAAAGACTGGCTAAAAACGAAAGGGGATACAGGAAAGCGTAAAACCTTCGTGAACACCACTCTGGGCGAAACATGGGAGCCTAAAATTGGTGAACGGCCTGACGCGGAGCTCATGGCCGAACGCAAAGAGTTCTTCGGGGCATCCGTACCGGAGCGTGTTGCTTATCTGACAGCCGGGATCGACTCCCAACTGGATCGATATGAAATGCGCGTCTGGGGATGGGGGCCCGGTGAGGAAAGCTGGCTGATTGACCGGCAGATCATTATGGGCCGTCATGATGATGAAGCGACCCTCGTCAGGGTGGACGAGGCGATTAACAAAACCTATCTCCGAAAGAATGGCGTGGAAATGTCGGTATCCCGTATCTGCTGGGATATCGGCGGTATTGACCCCACCATTGTCTACAACCGCTCAAAAAAACACGGTCTGTTTCGTGTGATCCCTATAAAGGGGGCGTCGGTTTATGGAAAGCCAGTGGCGAACATGCCACGCAAGCGTAACAAGAATGGTGTTTACCTCACAGAGGTAGGAACAGACACCGCAAAAGAGCAGATTTATAACCGTTTCACGCTGGTGGCGCAAAGAGACGAGCCGCTGGCGGGAGCGGTTCATTTCCCGAATAACCCAGAAATCTACGATCTAACAGAGGCCCAACAACTAACAGCTGAAGAGCAGGTGGAAAAATGGGTAGACGGAAAGAAAAAGATCGTCTGGGACAGCAAAAAACGACGAAATGAGGCGCTCGATTGCTTTGTTTATGCACTGGCGGCGCTGCGTATAAGCATATCCCGCTGGCAGCTAAATCTTGATTCACTTCTGGCCAGCCTGCTGGAGGAAGAAGGCAGCCGTAACAATAACAAGACCCTGGCGGATTACGCGCGGGCATTATCTGGAGATGAATAATGGCAACACAGACTGAACTGGATGCCGCGCGCGCTGCGTTACATGACCTGATGATGGGAAAGCGCGTGGCGACGGTACAGAAAGACGGTCGAAGAGTGGAATTTACAGCCACTTCAGTCAGCGATCTCAAAAAATATATTACTGACCTTGAATCTCAGGTTGGCACCACATCACGACGCCGGGGGCCAGCAGGGTTTTACGTATGAAAATACCATCTTTGGTGGGACCTGACGGGAAAACATCCCTTCGGGAATACGCAGGATATCATGGCGGTGGAGGCGGGTTTGGTGGGCAGCTGCGAGGCTGGAATCCGCCGAGTGAAAGTGCAGATGCCGCACTCCTACCCAACTATTCTCGCGGAAATGCCCGCGCTGACGATCTGGTGCGAAATAATGGCTACGCGGCAAACGCCGTGCAGCTCCACCAGGACCACATCGTCGGGTCATTTTTCAGACTAAGTTATCGACCAAGCTGGCGTTATCTGGGAATAAATGAGGAGGATTCACGGGCATTCTCGCGGGATGTGGAAGCTGCATGGAATGAGTATGCCGAGGACGACTTTTGCGGGATTGATGCCGAGCGTAAGCGAACGTTTACGATGATGATCCGAGAAGGTGTGGCCATGCACGCGTTTAACGGTGAATTATGCACGCAGGCGACCTGGGACAGCGATTCAACGCGTCTTTTCCGTACTCAGTTCAAAATGGTCAGTCCGAAGCGCGTCAGCAATCCGAATAATATCGGTGATACCCGGAACTGTCGCGCTGGGGTAAAAATCAATAATAGTGGTGCTGCGCTGGGATATTACGTCAGCGATGACGGTTATCCTGGTTGGATGGCGCAGAACTGGACCTATATTCCGCGCGAGCTTCCTGGTGGCCGCCCCTCGTTTATCCATGTATTCGAACCGATGGAGGATGGACAGACCCGTGGGGCTAATGCGTTTTACAGCGTGATGGAGCAGATGAAAATGCTCGATACCCTGCAAAACACCCAGCTCCAGAGTGCGATAGTGAAGGCCATGTATGCCGCTACCATCGAGAGTGAACTGGATACCCAATCGGCGATGGACTTTATTCTCGGCGCGGATAATAAAGAGCAGCAGAGCAAACTTACGGGCTGGCTCGGTGAAATGGCGTCCTATTACTCAGCTGCGCCTGTTCGCCTGGGTGGGGCAAGGGTTCCACACCTGTTGCCGGGTGATTCTCTCAACCTTCAGTCGGCGCAGGATACCGATAACGGCTACTCGACTTTTGAACAGTCCCTGCTGCGTTATATTGCCGCTGGGCTTGGTGTGTCGTATGAGCAGCTTTCGCGAAACTATTCGCAGATGAGCTACTCGACCGCACGCGCAAGTGCTAACGAGTCCTGGGCGTACTTTATGGGGCGTCGCAAGTTTGTGGCATCCCGACAGGCCTGTCAGATGTTTCTTTGCTGGCTTGAAGAGGCGATTGTCCGCCGCGTGGTCACGCTTCCTTCGAAAGCCCGGTTCAGTTTCCAGGAGGCGAGAACAGCCTGGGGGAATGCCAACTGGATTGGCTCTGGTCGAATGGCAATTGACGGGCTGAAAGAGGTACAGGAGGCCGTCATGCTCATTGAGGCAGGTCTCAGCACGTATGAAAAAGAGTGCGCCAAACGCGGTGATGATTATCAGGAGATTTTTGCCCAGCAGGTCCGGGAAACCATGGAGCGTCGTGCTGCGGGTCTGAAACCACCGGCATGGGCCGCTGCAGCTTTTGAGGCCGGAGTGAAAAAATCAAACGAGGAGGAGCAAGATGGCGCACGAGCTGCGTAATCTTCCGCATATTGCCAGTATGGCCTTTAATGAGCCGCTGATGCTTGAACCCGCCTATGCGCGGGTTTTCTTTTGCGCGCTGGCTGGCCAGTTGGGCATCACCCGGCTGACAGATACCGTCTCTGGCATCACGCTTGATGCCGGACAAATAGCCGAACCGCTGGCGCTGTTTGGTGAGGATGATGACATGGATCCCCGTCCATCACGCAGCTATCAGGTGGCAAATGGTATCGCGGTCTTGCCGGTTTCCGGCACGCTGGTCAGTAAAACCCGCTCACTCCAGCCGTATTCGGGGATGACGGGGTACAACGGCATCATCGCCCGCCTCCAGCAGGCAATCAGCGATCCGGGTGTAGACGGCATTCTTCTGGATATGGATACGCCAGGTGGAATGGTGGCGGGTGCCTTTGACTGTGCGGACATCATCGCCCGCATGCGGGATATCAAACCCATCTGGGCGTTAGCCAACGATATGAACTGCAGCGCTGGCCAGCTGATTGCCAGTGCGGCATCACGTCGGCTTGTGACCCAGACGGCCAGAACGGGATCCATCGGGGTCATGATGGCCCACAGCAATTACGGCGCCGCCCTTAAAACCAGCGGCGTTGAGGTCACGCTGATTTACAGCGGCGATCACAAGGTGGACGGGAACCCCTACGAGAAATTACCCAAAGAGGTACGCGCAGATTTTCAGGCGCGTATCGACGCTACCCGGCAGATGTTCGCTGAAAAGGTGGCGGGTTATACCGGCATGTCGGTTCAGGCCGTTCTTGATACTGAAGCAGCTGTGTTTTCAGGCCAGGAATCAGTTGACAACGGCCTGGCGGAGCAGCTGGTCAACAACATGGATGCGCTGAACGTTATGCGCGATGCAATTAACAAACGAACGATGATTTCCCGAGGAGGAAGCATGAAAGGTACTACTGCATCCGCAGATACCACTCAACCAGCAGCATCTGCTGACCAGACCGTGACCACCGTTGACGTGCCTGCTGCGGTCGTTACTGACCCTGCAGCGGGCGCAACTGTTGATATCAGCAGCCAGGTGGCAGCGGCGGTCGCAGCCGAAAACGGTCGCATTATGGGGATCCTGAACTGTGAAGAGGCGAAAGGGCGTGAATCACAGGCGCGCGCGCTGGCGGAAACGCCCGGGATGACGGTGGAAAGTGCCCAGCGCATCCTTGCCGCGGCTCCTCTGAGTGCTCAGGCGCGTACGGATACCGCGCTGGATCGTCTGATGGAAACCGCACCCGGCACCATAACGGCAGGTAGCGCTTCTGCCGAAGCGGGTGACGATTTGTTAAATACGCCTGTTTAAGAGGTCAACATGTCTAACACTGAACAATTTACGCACAATCAGCCCCTCGGGAACAGTGATCCGGCGCATACCGGTTTTGCACCTGGTGAACTGACGAAAGCAGTACCGGCGATGACGCCCCTGATGCTGGATGCCACTTCCGGCAAGCTGACCGTCTGGGATGGTGCTCATGCTGGCGCGGCAATGGGCATCCTGGCTGTAACCGCAGACCAGAACAGCGCGGAACTGGCATATTACAAATCTGGCTCTTTCCGTATTGAAGATGTCCTCTGGCCATCTGCCGTCACCGACGACAACATTAAACGTAACGCGTTCGCCGGTACTGCAATCAGCATCGTTTAATCCGCATTTCTACAACCATCATCATTCATAAAAGCCGCCTGCGCGGCTTTTTTTACGGGAAATATCTATGTCCGTTTACACCACTGCCCAGCTGCTGGCGGTCAATGAGAAGAAATTCAAATTCGATCCGCTTTTCCTGCGTATCTTTTTCCGCGAAACCTATCCCTTCAGTACAGAGAAGGTTTACCTGTCGCAAATTCCTGGCCTGGTCAATATGGCGCTTTACGTCTCGCCGATTGTCTCCGGCAAAGTGATCCGCTCCCGTGGCGGCAGCACGTCTGAATTCACGCCGGGTTATGTGAAGCCGAAACACGAAGTTAACCCACTGATGACTCTCCGCCGCCTGCCGGATGAGGATCCGCAGAATCTCGCTGACCCGGTCTATCGCCGTCGCCGCATTATCCTTCAGAACATGAAGGATGAAGAGCTGGCGATTGCTCAGGTCGAAGAGAAACAGGCTGTTTCGGCGGTGCTCAGCGGTAAATACACCATGACCGGGGAAGCGTTCGAGCCTGTTGAAGTCGATATGGGCCGCAGCGCTGGTAACAACATTGTCCAGGCCGGTGCGGCTGCATGGTCAACCCGCGACAAAGAAACGTATGACCCGACCGATGACATTGAAGCCTACGCGCTCAACGCCAGCGGTGTGGTCAACATCATTGTGTTCGATCCGAAAGGCTGGGCGCTGTTCCGTTCCTTCAAGGCTGTTGAGAAGAAGCTGGATACGCGTCGTGGTTCTAACTCTGAGCTGGAAACTGCCGTGAAAGACCTGGGTATGGCTGTTTCATACAAGGGGATGTTTGGCGATGTGGCCATCGTGGTGTACTCCGGCCAGTACGTCGAAAACGACGTCAAAAAGAATTATCTGCCGGACCTGACAATGGTGCTGGGGAATACCCAGGCTCGTGGCCTGCGTACCTATGGCTGCATTCTTGATGCTGATGCCCAGCGCGAAGGTATCAATGCCTCGACACGCTACCCGAAAAACTGGGTGCAGTCGGGGGATCCGGCGCGCGAATTCACCATGATTCAGTCAGCTCCGCTGATGCTGCTGCCAGACCCTGACGCATTCGTCTCCGTCAAACTGGCATAACTCCCCC